CTCGGTTCTCGACTTGGTTATCGACTTGGTCCCTGACTTGATTCCAGACTTGGACCCCGACTTGTTCCCAGACTTGCCACCCGACTTGCCACCAGACTTGGTCCCTGACTTGATTCCAGACTTGGTTCTCGACTTGGTTGCAGACTTGCCACCTGACTTGGTTCCAGACTTGGCTATAAATTTTACCCGTGAGATTTTTCATAAACTTGGTTCTTGACTTGCCACTTTACTTGCCACCAGACTTGTTCCCAGACTTGGACCCCGACTTGGTCGCCGACTTGTTCCCAGACTTGGACCCCGACTTGGACCCCGACTTGGCTATAAATTTTACCCGTGAGATTTTTCATTGGATTGGTTCATGACTTGCCACCAGACTTGGTTCTCGACTTGGTTCCTGACTTGCCACCTGACTTGTTCCCAGACTTGCCACCTGATTTGCCAACAGACTTGGTGCCTGACTTGGCTATAAATTTTACCCGTGAGATTTTTCATTGGATTGGTTCATTACTTGCCACTTGACTTTCCACTTGACTTTCCACTTGACTTGCCACTTTACTTGCCACCTGACTTGGTTCTCGACTTGGTTCCTGACTTGCCACCCGACTTGGTCCCAGACTTGATTCCAGACTTGATTCCAGACTTGGTCGTAAAGTTTTTCAGTTAGAGACTTCATAAAGCAAAAATCCGGTTTTTTAAGGAGAACCGGAAAACTCTATTCACTTCAACAGAATCACAAGACTAATCTGCGACTCGCTGCAACCGCTCAGGGGTGTATTCCACCTGACCAACTACACGATACTGACCTTCCGGCAGAACAATCGTGTCATGCTCTTGATGAGTCAGTGCTCCACCATTGGAATCAGTAACTTCAACAAACTTGGCAAGACTCAGTTCGTCATCAGCATATCCTACTGCTCCAGCATGGATGGTGTGGTGATGACCAGTGACCTCGCCAAGAGCCAAGGTGCAACGGTTGGTTTTCTTGAGCTTGTTTTTGTTCGGGATGTTCTTGATGGGCATGATAAGCACATCGCCTTGACGATACAGTTTCATCTTCATAATTCTTGTTATTCCTTACTATTATTAGCTCTGAGCAACCAATTGATCGCAGTATTCATCTGCATTTTCAAACATCAGAGAACCATCTTCATTGCGCCAAGTGGACGCAACAGCTTGACGGGCCGTTTTCAGTCCGCCGTAGGCGTTGGGGTCAACTCGGATAAAATAATCCTTGAAGGTTCCGTCTGGCTCTTCGGTGCTGTTGACGACCTTGACCATCATCAGAGGTTCGTCGGCACCGAGAGCCTTTCGGTATAGAACCCCGAAATCATCTTCATTGACAACTTCGGCTTCGCTGTCTTGGAGGTAGCGACTCTGACCATACTGATCAATTTTAACTCGCCGCACTTCAGCATTTGACTCTTTTTCGATGTCTGCGACAGTGATCTTCTCTGGATTGTCAACGACGTAAGCCTCCACGACGACGCCTCCGACTGCATAAACATTAGAGGCGTCGCCCTTTCCAAAGTCGATTGCCGGACCATCCATTCGATGAAGAACCGAAACGGTTCCAGCCTTGATTTCTTCGTGCGGAACCTCAAAGTGAACAGTGGGCTTTCGGCACACAATGCAGACCTCGTCGAAAAAGAGGGTCCAGCCGAGTTCCGCTCCATTGACGAACAGATCAGTTTCATCAATGTTATCAATGGACGTTTCGTTTTTGAAAAACTCGTAGAAACCAATCGACCCCGCGTCGTGATTCATCCATGCGAACTGAATTTGGGACTCTGCTGCTCCCATCTTCTTTGCAAGACGAATTGCCTCGCTGGGGCTGTTTACGATGCGGATCGGTGGAACTTTCTCTCCGGCTTTCTCGTAGAAAGCCGCAATGATTTCATGGACTCTTTCATCGGAAGGAAATTCTGACGAGATTCCCTTCTGAATCCACTTGTTCGCGTAATCAGCGAGTTTTGCCTCTTGATTCTTAGTGAGTTTTTCGATCATTTTATTTTTTCTGTTTACGAAATCTATATTATATTGTTTTTAGGAAATGTCAATGGTTTTTGAGAATTTTCTTCGTTGCCTCCAGACTTGCCACCCGACTTCCTCCTCGACTTGCCACCTGACTTGTTCCCAGACTTGGTTCCCGGCTTGCCGCTCGACTTGACCCCGGACTTGAAGGTAAAGCTTTTCAGTTAGATTTAAGTAAAGCTTTTCAGTTAGATTTTTCATTAGTCCCAACTGAAGAATGAGCGTATCATCATCTTGCTTCTCCGCTAAGAATCCTCCAGTACTGGACATCCATATCACTTGTCAACCCTACGAACAATACCCTTCGCATCCTTGACATACTTACGACCATTGAAGTCTTCATAGACTTGACCACGGGGAACACCCCATGAATGATCAATACCACGCTTGGATTGTTTCAATGGTTTATGCCCATGTGCTCCAGTATCCATCATGCGCTTTGCCATCTTATGAATCTGAATCTGTTGTTCAGGAGTCAGCTTCGGCGTTTCAGTTTTGTTTTCTTGTATTTCTTTTTCACTCATAATTCATTTCCTCTGATTCTACTAGTTGTATTACCATACGAGCAAAAAACTCACGGTTTCGATAGTAGCTCTTGCCTCGTAGTATCTTTTCTTTCTCGCTCATAGTTCTTCTATGTATTTCAATGCCAGTTCTTTGGAACCGCAAACGTATCGATCCTCGTAACCACCCTTCATTGTCCAAAACAGAATCCAGTTGGGGCTATAGACACGAACCTCACCATCCAGAGTTCTAGCACGACAGAAGGTTGCGTATCGGTATTTCTTGTCTTGACTGAGACCAGTATTAATTCCATAAACTTGATCAAGGTCTGCTTCTTGCAGTGCCTCGATCAAGTCTTCTAGGATTTCTTCACGCTTGCTCATTGACAGACTCTTTCAGGAATTCAATTTCCTTCTCAACATCCTCTTCGGTAAGGTAACCATTCATTTGACTGCCCCACTCAGGAACTTCTTCAAGGTCACCAGAGGGACCATAGAAACCAATCTCGTAGTGACCCTCCCTGCCCCCATAAGACCAATCATGACGAATCACAGAGGCTTTACAGCCATTACCCAAATCAACAATGGCTTGAATGGCATCCAGACCAAATGCCGAACCCATCTTTTCAAATTGCAATTCATTGAATTTCATTTTATCGCTTGTTCTTGTTTTTCTCATACCAATATTTTCCTGAATCCCGGAGCATTTCATTGCTGTTTCGGATATGCTCTAGTTCTGCCTTGATCGTCTCATAGAGTGATTCTGCAAACGGTAATTTACTCTCTTCAGCGAGATCTTTAAGTTCATCAACCATGTGTATGACGTGGTCGATATAGGGACACGTGTTTGTCGGAATGGGCGGAGATTCATTTTTTCTAGGCATGTCTTATCTATTGATTTTTCAGGACATATGAAATTGCTCTTTCCGCCTCTGCACGAATTGGTCGATTTTTGTAGTGCAGTCCAGTCTCTTGGTCTATCTCACGACACAGTGTTTCGATCATCTCTGCCGTGATTGGATAACCTCGCCGAACTGCATTGCCGGCGATACTTGAAATGATACGATACATCTGTCGATACCATCCAGTCTCAGTGATAGAAAAGTATTCACGAACCATTTGCTGATTCACGAATGGACAATCTCTCCATCCACTCCAGGCATAATTCGTATTCTGCAATCTCTCTTTTCGATACTTTAGCAATGCCTCTTCAATCTCTGGTGGAAACCCACTGCTCGTTGGTTCAATGAACTCGTGTTTGTTCATCAGTTCATGGGGATTGATATGCCGATTCTTTTTATTCGTGAAGATAAAGTTATTTGCCCCTGGGTATTTTGCCGGGACATAATAGATTCGACACAGATCTTTGGTCTGTTTATCACCCAGTGAATTAAATTCTGTATTCAGTGCGAACCAGAAGTGACGGATCTTATCTGCCGAGACATTATCAGTCAATGGAAGTACGATACGGTACTTTGGTTTTTTCTTTGATGATGATGCAGAAGAGTAGCAAATGAAATAGTAGTCTTTGAAGGTCATCAGTGATTCTTCAAAGGTGCTGTTGTAATCATCCACATCAAGTGCAGCCCACCGATTCCATTGAACGACATTCACATTCTTTCGACCTTCTTTTGTCGAAAATGTAGCAGGAGTAATCAGAGGAGAACCCGCCTTGAATTCACCCTTCTTTGGTTTATACCCAGGCCTTTTGCTCAGATTGTAAAAGACCTTTTCAAAGTCCTCAAGATTCTGATAGGTATGAACCTTTGTAGTATCTTTATCGTAGATCGTATCAAACTGCGTGAGTGTATACATTACTCAAAGAAGTTTTCAAGTGTGTTCTTGTCCTTTGGAATCAGGGGATAATCAATTCTTTTGGTCTTATTAGAAAGGTTCGGCCGATTCAGAAGCTCCGCAAATTGTTTCAGATCCTCTTCATTCCGAAATCGAACTCGAATATATCTTTTACGGTCTTGTTCCATATTAATCCTCCAGGACCCATCGGGTGATTCTTCTCTTTCTTTCTGATTTGGGAAACCATGTGTGTTTGGTCTTCTCGTTAATGAATTCCTGATCAATCAGTTTGGCGAATTCAGCGACATCATCTTCAGTATCAAAGTATACATCAATTGATGCGTATGGTTTCCGTGTTGGTTGAACAAATTCAGGCATTCCCCACCAATCGTGGGGGACCTTTTTTTCTCCACCAACTCGTGTGAAGATATTATTCGTGACATCATCTACGTTATTAACAGGTTTCTTCATTTCCAGTATTTGTTTTCTTCATCAAGTTCTTGTTCATTAAGGTCTTTGATCACCATACCATGTTCATCATATGAATCAGTAGGTACGATACCATCTCTGTATATGGGCTGTTGTCGAAAACCGGTATAATCTACCCAATGATGATTTCGTTTCTCACCCGTGCGTCCCTCATATCTCTTGACAATACTTGCAACGTCGGGGTGTTGGTCATGTAATGATTTGGCAAAGGCATATCGATTATCAAAGTGTGACTGATCTTTTCCATACACAGTCTCTGTATTACCACCCTTCATCATTAATGTTCCTTGTTTACCGCAACAGAATGCATTAAAGAGCATTGTGCAATAACCCTCTTTGAGAATACGAAGACTGAGATCAGTATCTTCATTATACCTACCACGCCATCTCAGTTTCAGGGAATTACTAAGCAGAATGCAACTATAGATACGAGTGTTCAATCGGTAGGGTGAACACCAAGAAATCTCGGGCAAGAAATAGTCATAGTTCATGCCAGACATCATCACGTTCTGGTACCGATCAGTGAAGTCTTCAAGCAACTTGAATATGATACCAGAAGATACACGAATCTTCTTATTTCGATTCAATCGGTAGAAGTGGCGAATATTATCGTCAATGATCCAATGTCTTTCATGCCCTTCAGCGATCGAATGTTCCCATACCCAATTGCGGGCGGGAATTGAACCACCAAGAAGACCAGTGACATCACACCGAATCGCCCATTTTGGATTCTCACGAAAGTCTTTGGGCATCACGAGAATCTTCTTTGGGTCGATTACAGCAGAATAGTCTTTGTATTCTGATTCCTCGATCACGATCCGATATGGAACTCCAAGCTGTTCCAGTGACCTTGAGGTAAATCGGGTATCCGCCCGTCCTTTACTAATGATGTAGATTGGATATTTTGGATTTGTCATGTAAGTATATAGCTATATTATAAACGAATTCTGTCGTATCTTCAACAAAAGAAATCTTCCAGTGTCACTCTCTTCTCGGTACTCCACCCGATGGCATCAAGGATGATCTTCAGTGGTGCAAGAAAGGTCTTTTCAAACTGAGTATTGTGATCGATGTATTTGCTCAGACCTAGTTCTTCTGGTAGATCTTCAGGAAAGCCAATCACATTTTCCCGAATTGGATTTGGGTAATGCAGATACACATACCGAATCTTATCACCATTCTGAATCATTGGATACTTTCTGCCTAGACCATTTGCCTTGACATGATGATTGTAAAGCAAAGAAGCCCGAACATGGATTGGAGTACCCTTGGAATAGATTTTCTCCGAATCACGATAATTGGTGATATTAGAAACACCCCGAGGACATGCCACAGCCTTTGGTGCAAGTTTTATAAATTCTTCTTTGAATCTTGCGATCTCTTTCTGTGTGGTTTCTTCGTCTGTCCCAATGATAGTCTTGAACATCTCCTTCAGTGCAACTCGACATACAGCCGGTGTCGATGATTTGATTGCCTCAATACCCATGATCTTCATCTTGGGTTTGGCGTATTGAACACCCTCAGAGTTATGGACGTTCAGGATATAGCGTTTCTTGGCGGTCCAGATACCCCGATCGGCAATGACCTCTCGTTTCATCACCATTCTGGGGTTGTATCCCTGAGTGATTTCAAAGAGTTCTTGGAATGACTTCTCTAGTACTGGTTCGATTGCCTTGGAACCGAACTGATCAAGAAAAGCCACCGGATCTTTCCCCTTGAATTTAGATACAATATCATTGGCATTGACATAAACAGAATCAGTATCAATTGCAATCACACGGTCTTTTGTAACACCGAGCGCCCTGTCCAGGTAGGAATTCAATGCCTTTTCTGCCCACCGAATCACAGTCTGACCTGTAAGTGTCACACCCTCGGCAATGCGAAGATCATAGTAACGGAAATGACAATTGCCCATAGCACCATACAGAGAGTTGAGTAGAATCTTGACTGCCATTTGCTCGGTCTCACATCGGGCAATTTCTTTCTCAATAGCATTTGTAGAACCCTCTCGTTCTTTTCTTTGCTGTGCTGCAAGCATTTGGTTCTTCGTGATCACACGTTTATCATATAACTCTTCGATGATTTCGGGAATGATACCGGTCTTGTCTTTTCTGTAACAAGAACCGTTTGCCGCAACAGTGACATCGACATCAATATCAACTTTACCATCCTCGAGTATTCGATCTGGGTTCAGGCCATCTACACGAGTATGGGGAATCAATGTCTCTGGTGACATGTTCCACTGGATCAGGATGTTCGGATACAAAGAGTTCAAGTCAAAAGACATCACCCAATCGTGCATACCAATATGTGGATCTTTGACATACCCACCGGCAAAAGATGTCTTTGATGAATTCTCATTTGGTGGAATCGCAATCTTTTGTTTGGCCAATCGGCGATAGATGATTGAATCCCAGATTGCAGTCGTGCCAAGAGTATCCGAATAATTTACACCACCGAGATAGGCCATGGTCTGAACAAGATTGATGAAACCAACCTTGTCTTCCATTCTCTCTAGCAGATTGACATCCACGACATTATAGTCAACGAATCTTCGGTAATCATTCTCGTACATGTTCTTCAGTGAACCCAGGTCAGAATAATCGACCTTCGTCTCACCAAGCACAACCTGTGCAATATGACCAAGACGATAAGATTCTTGATTGCCATATTTGTAACCAAATTTCTTGAACAGATCCATGTAGTCGAGTTGTTCAAGACCCATGATGTCATAGGCAAGTTGTTCACGATTCAGGACACGAATCGTTCTCTCGTTGATCTGTCCCCAGGGAGAAAATCGTCGGGCCTCTTTTTCACCCAAGACACGAGCGACACGATTCAGCAGGTAAGGAATATCAAAGAAACGAGAATTCCAGCCAGTGATAATGTCAGGCATGTTTTCATCTGCCGACCACCAATTGACAAAAGACTGAAGCAATTCTACTTCATTTTGGCATTCATAGTATTCAACTGGAATACCATCTTCGGTCTTGTCATATGGGTATGGATTGGTTCCCCAGACACGGTAGACATCTTCCCGACTGGATTTGTAAGCGATCGTCAGAATCTCTTGTGAGGCAACACTTGGTTCAGGAAACCCATCATCGTACGCAGTCTCAATATCAAAATACCCAATGTCAATATTACGTGGTTCAAATTTGATGTCATTGGGAAACTGTGATTGAACAAAAGAAGCAGTGAATCGATCATTGCCATAGACCCTGAAGTTTGGAACATCTTTGTATGTAGAGAGGAAATCTCGTGCCTCATTCATGGAGTCGAACTGCATTGGTTCAACCGGAGTTCCATCAAGAGCATGCCAATTCGTATTTTTTTGTTTTGATTGAAGATAGAGTGTGGGCTTGAATTTGATTCTCTTAGATAGCCGCTTACCCATCTCATCATACCCACGGTAGAGGATACTGTTGCCATATTTGAGCACTGAAGTGTAGAAGCCGTTCAACATCCCACTATTATAACAAAAACGGGGCGGTCTGTAAACACAAACCACCCCGATGTGTTATCTCATTCAGTTCAGTCTTGAATGAAAGAAGGTTCCCCAGAACGAATGTTCAGCTTCTTCGGCTTCTCGGCTTCAGGAACGATACGCTGAAGCTCAACACCAACAATACCATTTTTGTAATAAGAACCAGTAGGAGTAATGTGCTCACCCAAACGAAAGCACTTAGTGAACTTACGTGCAGCAATACCTTTCGTTTGATATTTGCGATCATCCTTCTCTTTCTTATCACCAGTAATGGTCAGTGTATTGTCTTTCCACTCAACATCCAAATCCTCTGGTCCGAAACCAGCAACTGCCAATTCAATGGCTGAATTGTCGTCATCGATATTTATGACGTTATAAGGAGGGAATGAGGTGGATTCGTCTCTGGACTGAGAGTAGGAGAGTGAATTGAAGAGTTCTTCAAAACCAATCCAGTTAGACGGATACGATGAATACTTAGCTACTGTCATTTATTTACCTTTCTTTCGACAAGGTTATTGTATTACGACTGACCCCATCATTGGGCATCAGAAGTTCGCTCCCATTCGGGCAACAAAGTTTATTTATATGTCTCTATCGTACCATCCTGTTTTACGAGGTACGCTTCAAAATCAATTCCATCATAGCCGGGACGCATATTCAAAAATCCATCAAGGTTTGATTTGGCATCATCATAAAGTCGAACTCTACCATAGACTCCTGTATCTAGGTATTTTGCAATGATTCTTACTTTCTTCTCAGCAGTGGTGCCGGTCTTTAGATTCCCTGCACGATGAACATAAACACTATTCATGTCGATACCGTATCGTTTGAATGTGTCAAGAAATGTCTTCTTGTCGTCGAAGTCTTCTCGGGCAGTCAACATGATGATACGACCACCTTTGGAATTACGAATGATTGCCTTGAGTTTGGCAAGCATTGGTCGAATAGGTTGACTCTTCTTGTTAAAGAGTTCGGCATTCTTGAATTCACCAAAATCAAATGATTCACCGGCACCGAGCTTATATGTATTGAATTGTTGGTTGTCGAGTTTATGAATCACATTACCAGCTTGATCGACAACGGAAATCTTTGCCGTGGTGTGAAATACAGTTTCATCGATATCGAATATCGTCAGGCTTTTACCTGTGGTAGATTCTCTGATTTCCCAAAAGGTCTTCACTTTTGATAAAGTTTAAGGTCTTTAAGAACTTTTTTCTGGTTTCTCTCATTTGCCGCTTCTCGCAATGCATCAATAACCTGATCGGGTAATGTTCCTGCAACTGCTACTCCAGCACCATCATGCCATTTATCTCCAGTGAGTCCCATCCACAACTGTTCGCTCATTTTTTCAAGTTCATTTGCTGTCTTTTCTAAGATAGTAAAATACTTATTGACTAAGATTGCAGCTTGTGCAGGACTAATTTTGTTATTAGATTCTCGTATTTCTTGTAAAGTCTTCATGTCGTTTTCTTTACATTGCCAATTGTGTATTTGGCTTGCAGATCCCATTCTCTCTTATCTCGGTGAGAGATAATCTTAATCTGTCTCAGTGTAGTTGTCTCTGTTGGTCTCTCTTTGATTTCAAGCAGACCCCAATCAGAAAGCAATACAGCAATGGTGTTACGACGGGCAAAGTCATCCTTCGTGAAGTTGGATGGTTTGCCATCGAGCATAAACAGTTCTTTGAAATGCACAATGAAGTATCGCCCTTGTTTGTGAAGAATATGACAACTCTGATACAGAGTGTTTTCTTCTTTCCTTGAGGCAACCCCAATACGAGTAAGTGTCTCTCGTATCTTGAGAAAGTCATCAGGGTCACCAAGCGATACTTCCAGCATATCTGCTGGAGTCCATTTCATAATTTCTTCATCATTATTCACCATGTATTTCTATTTATACTATTTGCCACCTTTATCAGTGGCTTTGATCAATAATTGTAATTGATCTGGTGATAATAATTCATAAGCTTCTCTGGCACGATGAGCTGAATATCCATAGTATTCTATGATTGCAGAAATCTCTATTGGGTCTGGTGACTTCTTTGTCCATTTAGAAAACCTCTTTCTAGGTCGAACCATAGAACACAGAAAATCATACTGCATCTTGGGAGGTAATGCATGATGACGATTCATCTCATTTGCAATCAAGACTGTATCCTGGAAATAGGATAGTGACCGATTGATCACAAATGGTACATATGCCTTGGAAGGTGAATCTGGATCAAGTGACTCTTCTAGAGCATCATAGCCATCGAATAGGTTGGCCTTCTCCACTGGACCATTGATCGATTTCACAAAATCGAATGGTGATAACTTCTTCATTTCCAAGTCAGACTTGCCATCAATTCGGTGAGACATGCCACAAGATTCAACTCTTTGTCCGCCATGAAACCAGACTTATAAGAGTATTCAGCCAGAATCAGAACTGCATTGGGAATACTCTGTGGTGCAACATGATAACCCATAGAATCGTACAGCGCCCGAAAGGTCACAGTAGAATCAAGATCTGCATTATTGGTGACCCAAGACCGAACGGATTTGAAATCTTTCTGTCGAAGGTAGGTCATCACCTGAGCAAGATTCTGATCAGAAAGACCAACCAAGATATCTGGTGTGATTTCACCAGAAGGGCTATAGCGTTGGCATTCATTGATCACCCGACGCCAATCTGGTGCATGTTTGATAATCAACTCGGCAAGGACCTTATCGGCATACTTGATTCCCTCTTCTTTCAGGATCGGAATCAGTCGATCTTTCATAAAGGTCATCGACAGTTTTGCCATTTCTTTCTTGGACGTATTGAACTCATGGACCGAACACCGTGAATGCAATGGCATGATGATTCGATTCTTGAAATTACAGGTCAGAATAAAGCGACAATTGGCACTGAATTCTTCAATGAAACCACGAAGGGCGGGTTGTGTTGATTGGGGATTTAGATAATCAGCCTCATCAAGGATCACAACCTTATAATTTGAACCCATTGAGACTGTAGATGCATATTGCTTGATCTTGGTACGAAGAACATCAATACCACAATCCTCAGATGCATTGATTAGTATGTGATCAAGTTCAAGCTCTTTGCACAAAGCTCTTGCCACAGTGGTCTTACCAAGACCTGCCGTTCCGGCAAAGATCATATTCGGAAATTCACCAGATTTGATAATCTCCCGAAAGGTCTTTTTCAGAACGGGAGGGAGGACGATATCATCGATTTTTTGAGGACGGTATTTTTCAACCCAGAGGAATTCTTTCATAGTGTAATATTATATCAAAAGGTTGGTGGCTTGTCACCCCTTAGGTTCACAAGTAACGCTACCACCATCACGGAGAGACATCTTTCGTCTCTCAACCTCAATCAACACCCTCGGGCGTGACCACTTCTCCTGTCTGATCATCCTGATCAGTTTCCCCAACGGCTTCTAGATCAGTTGATTCTGGTTTATTTGCCTCTACAAAAGCAGAGAGTCTTTCACCCAATTCTCCAACTGATTTCAGTTCGTTGAGTTCAAATGCACCTCTACGAGATGCAACTTTAAGGACTTCTACTGCAAAAGCAATATCTCTAAGTCCAATTTGTGGTTTCTGTTCTTGTGTTTGTGTTTTTTCTTCAGCCATAGTATTATCCATTGAATGATGAATGATTTGCGTCAAGTGCGATATAATATGTCACCGCATCAGATTTATTTACCCACTTACTTATCAACTTCTTGGATAGAATCACCTCATAATCACCCGACAAAACCTTGATTTCAGCGGTCTGAAAATTGAGCTTGAATGTGTGATTCGTCTTTACACCAAGATCGATTTCTAGAGCATTGCCATTTCCACCGGTCGGATCGTAGACCACAATCTTAATGCAATTACCATCACCAACGAATCCAACGATTGCATGACCAAGAACAGATGCAGCAGAACGAATCGCCGTAATCTGATTTTCCGTGATGTTCAATGTCACGTCACCTTGATCGAGTTGAACACTCTTTGTTGGTGTGGTGAGATTGCCAATTTCTGAAAACCGATATGTCAGTACACTATTACCAGATTTCAATTTAAGATGATCATCGTTGAATACCACCTCGGGATCTTTCAGTAGTGTATAGACACTCAAAAATTCATTCAGATCATAAAGACCAAATGTTTTATCAAATGTCTCAGCGATCTCAGCCTCGGCAAGAATCGATTTAGATTCAGCGATTGTTTTGATTACAGAACCTGGATTGACAACCAAATTAGGTTGGATCGTCGCGAAGTTCTTGAGGATATTTAGTGTATTAGGACTTAGTTTCATATGTGAAATGTTAATTGATTGGGATCTATTGTATCAGAATTATGGGTTTTGTCAATCTCAAGCATGAAAAACAAACAACAAGCAGCATGTGCCGCATGATGGTATCCAGATTCAGGATCACTTTCTTCTCCCCTTTGTAGTGCCCACATATGTCTTTGTGCGGCAGCAAAGTATCGAGTCCATGCACTATCCAGCTTCTTCCAGTTGTTGGGAGAATACTTCTTAGCACCAAAGGTCAAAACCCTGACAGTCTCTTCAAGGGCATGTGGGGGAATCAACGAGTAGTCAGGCTTCTC